GAAGGATGTAAGTACCAACACGTCGGTTCAACACCAATTGGAATGCAGCCGCTTGGGTGGCAGGAGCCGCACTATTAAGTTCGTCTAAGAACAAAATAGCAGTAGATTCTGGATCAGTGGGCAATTCTGCAGGAGGCGCCCAAGTCATTGTATTGGAAGTGGAATTGTAATACGGGATACCTTTGATGTCGGTAGGTTCCCAAAGACTCAATCGAACGTCGATAACTTCGCGATCAGTTTCGGAGCCAATTTGTTTGATAATGTCGGACTTACCAATGCCTGGGGGGCCCCACATAAACACGGGACGTTGCTTTTTCAGACATTTACGAATAGCCGCTTTGGCTTCGTTAGGACTTACAGTGCGGTTAACGGTCATCTCTTTGGACATAGTACACTTTCTTTAAAAAATACTGTTGAAGTAAATTGTTTACAGTGTCACTATTGTAGCAAAGATCTATAGTCTTGTCAAGCTGTTTTCTGTTTTTCTGTGAATCTCTTTTGGGCTCTATGGAACTTTGCAATGTTGCCAGAAAACAACACTAATTTCACAGCCATTTTTTCCCCAAAAACCCAGATTTTTTTATTAGTTAGATAAAATGGGCAATCGATATTTTGATCTATCCAGATGGCCAATTCGTTAGTATATTGGATAGGCTCGTCAAATTTGAGCTCATAGCATTTTATATCTGCTTTCTTCAAGCATTCGAATCCTTGTTCGGTTAATCTTAGACCGCCCGTTGACTTTTGACGAGTATTAACCCACCATGTGGGTATTGTTTTTTTGATTCGAGCATCATCAGAAGGCAGTCCTAGAAACTCTAGTACCGCTTTAGTTATTTCATGCTTCTGATTCATTGGCGATCTTTTCGCCAGTAGTTAATTTATAAACAGAAAAGTCTTCAGTATTAAAAGTAGTGTTGAGCTTTTCAGCAAGATTAAATGCATGTCCGCTATTTGAAAAACTAACCTTTTTATACTTTGGTCCTAACTGTTGTGCAACTATGCTACTGGTCTTTAAATTGATAGGTTTGTCTTGATAGAACACAGCCCAAATGGCATCGGCTTCTAAAACTTGGTCAGTTTTATAATTTTTTTTATTTGTTAATTCTAAAAGGACTTTAGGTTTTGGCCTGCTCATATATACGTGTTCTCCGAAAAGTGCGTATATATTTAGCAGTTTTTATAATTTTAGAATCGTCCGCCGTCCATTTTAATCTGAATAATTTCTGGAGCTTGACTCGCCGGCATTTCCCCTGCCAGTCGAGTCATTACAATGCTAAGACTATTCTGTAAATCAGTTACTTCTTTTATGGACAACGTAACTGATTTTTGATTACTTTTGATAGCAATTCGTGCTTTATCTAAGAAATCTTCTATAGGTAAAGTATTGAGTTGTTTCATGATTTGTTGATAGAATTTAACACTGCCTTCATTTCTACTTCAGTTTTAAACGGCCCTATAAAGGGATATCGTTCTAAAGTAATTAGTTTAGGACAGAAACTTTTAACCCAACCTTTTCGAAATTGAATTACATAATGTCCTGCACAATATTGACTTTTGCTCTTTGCACTCTTAGCAAAAAGCGGCAGTTTCTTTTTTACGTTATATACAGGTTCGTAAGGATTTGAGCTAGTGGGATACCCATATATAACATTTTGATCAGACTTTTCTATTCCTTCTAACTTTCCTGCAAGTTCTCCTACGCCTAATTCTTCTTTAATTTCTTTAAGACTTTTAAATTCGAACTTTTGTCCCTTGCGTAAAAATGCATAACCTTTTTTAATTTTAGCAATAGATCCGATTTTTTGTCCTTTGTCGGCTAAAATCCATTCTTTATTAGGAACTAATACTTTTGAAATTACGTTCATACAATATACCTTGCATTTAATGGGTCAGCATAACTGTTAACCTGTTCACTGATCTTTTGTAAGTCATATTCTGCACAGAACTTTAACAATCTAATACCAACCTGTGGAATATTCTTTGTCTTGTGTTCTTCTGCATTAATACATTCTAACATGAGCTGTTTGATATGTTCGGGCTGTGCGGTTAAATCGCACAGTTGACAATTTCTGTTGTAGTCATCTAATACTCTATGCTCGACGCCCTCATGGTCAGTCCATTTTTGTAACATGAGATTGTTCCAAGCCCAGCCTTTTGAATTGCGATCAGCAAATGCATCACGCAGACCTACTTTGTTTTTAGTGCCTTTTTCTCTAACACCGGGAAATGCACTGAAGATATTATCACTAGTATCTCCGCGCATACATTTTTCAAATAACAGCCATTCTGGATCTGGTGCCGGCTTGGGCAGATTAGTTTTCTTATCTATTACTCGTTTACCTTTTTCGTCAAAGTAACCTTCGTGTGTAGTTGTAACCTGCATAACACCGTTATACTGTTTTACGTTAGGTGCAATCAGTTGTGCAAAATCTCCGTCTGTCGAAATGATAACATGTGTGTCATTAGGATGATTAGCAATCCAGCCTGCAATAAGATCATCTGCTTCTAACTGTGGATGCTGTAACACTGTGGCATTTGTTTTGTTAGTGACAAAATCTTTAAAGTTGTCAAATGTTTCCCAGAATGCTTTATCTTCTTCGGCTTCGCGTGGACTTTGTGCGGCACGGGCTTCTGTACGCTGTCGCTTGTAAGGAGCATAGAAGTCCTTCCGCCAGCTACGACCTTCTAAGAAAAAGATGACATGATCACCTTTAAAGTCGCGCCATGCTTTGCGAACGCTCATAAGAACAGTTGCCAAACTCATACCCACTTTATCTTCGAGACTGCCACGAATAACGTGACGAGCACGGAAGAAAGTATTTGCTGTATCTACCAGAATATATGTCTTTGACATTAAGAAACCTCAGTTCTGCCGTTGCCTAAATTATTTACGTTAATAAATCCACTGCCTCTACGATCCATGTCTAGTCCAGATTCAGAACCAACTCCTCTGCAGAGTTCTTGGAACCATTGATCAACAACAGCTTCTTCTGTGTCACCTTTGTAACCAGCTTCTTTCAACTGTAACACAAAATACTCGTTCCAGTCAAGCTCAAAAAATCCATTGCGGATGTTGTCTTTGTTTACGTGGGTGTCTAATACCGCTACCCAAGGTTCTTTCTTTTCGGTAGCTAGTTCTTTTGGGCTAAGTTTAGCAAGACGTTCTAGTTCTTTTGCTCTCTCCGCATGTTCGATAGCCTCTCTAGCAATCTTTGCGGCTCTTTCACCTTCTTCTACTGCTCGTCTTGTTTCTTCTTCGATTTTATCAATACCGAATAGTTTTTTAATAATTTTGTTCATATTAAGTACCCCACTCATTCTTAAACAATGGAACTTGCAGCCTGTCGCTATAGCGAAGACCATTCTTCATTGCCATGTCTGCAACTGTTCTATTATTAAGAGCATAAACACTTTCAACACCACCTACAGGCATTAGATAAACGTGTCCTTTAAATCCGGCAGCACGATATGCGGCAATAGCACATTCTGCATCTGCAAAGTCTTGTTCTGTAGCAATCACAAACTTTAGATAAGCGGTACCATAGTTTTCATAATCACAAACAACTTCGGGTTTAATAGCATCATCCCAAGGCTCACCGCTGCAAGGAAGTTTTGCACTAACTGAGAAAGTAATTTCCCTTTCGTCACTACCGAATGCCCAGTCTTTTAGATAGCTCTTAAAATCTTTTGTCAGACGCATTGTGCCGTTTGTCTCAAAAGTAATTTCTTTAAGATCTTTCATGCAAGGCTGATTTAGGAGATCCGGATAAGCCCGTTGCCATCCTAACAGCGGCTCTCCGCCGGTGATAACAAGATGCTCATCGCGCCATTCTTTAAACGGCAATGTATCAACTACAGCCTTGGCAAGACCTTCAGTTTCTACCATTGGACTTAGATCTTTAAATGCAGGATGCCAACTGGCATAACTGTCACAACCTGTGGATACCAAGGGAAGCTCTTTGTAATCTTTATATAGTTGAATGTTCTTTGCAACATTATCTGCTTCTGTACTCAGTTCGCCACGCGACATTCCGAATCCTTGGCAAGTAAAATTGCAGCCATATGTACGTAAGAAGACAGAAGGTACTCCCATGTACCTTCCTTCACCTTGAATTGAATAGAATAATTCGCTTACTTTAATTTTGCTCATATATATTTGACCATTGTTTTAATTTTTCGATCTTAGCAGCTTTTGCAACTTCTAAATGTTCTAACGATATTACATTCTTTTCCAGCATGATGTCAATCATTGCCAACATATCGCCTAATTCTTCTTCAAGGTGTTCTCGATTGGTCTTGGGCTTACCTGGCTTGAAGTTGTCAATACCGAATCGACTGATCTTACTTAC